TCTTTGAACTGAACCGCAGTCTCATCCTCTTTCTTTTCAAGAGTCTTTAGCCTAAGATCATGCTCTCTTAGCTTTATTTTCATATCGGTATAAAGGCGAATAGCACCAAGTCCGAATGCTATTGTTTGTACCCCTAAAACTAACCAGAAATTTGCTTCCATTTGCTTTAAAATTACATAATTTTTTTATATTGCGAAATAGACCAAATTGGCTATTTTGCCGTTAAATTGTGTTCCAATATTTATATAAAAGTTAGGGCTAGTGCCTTCAACAGTATAGTTGTAATACCATTTGCCCTCAATGCCTACGGCTACTAATTTATAAGCATCTGGATCATAAGCGGTAACTTGACCGGCAACAACTGTTGGAGATTGATATTCTGATGCAGAAGTAAATCCTCCGGTACCTTGAAGCGTATAAGAGTAAGTTGCAAAATTGGTCCCACTAGATGACTCTAAATTAAGATCAGTAAAATAGCAATTAAATTTATATACATAAAAATTGTTCTGCTTATCTATAATATCTAAATAAGCGGTGTATAAAGTATCTGATGAACTAAACAAGTCAAATATTTGGAATCCATGCATAAAGGATTCACTTAATTTCAAAAGCCCGGTGCCACTAATTGTAAATTGCCTTTTATAAGGAATAAACTCTCTAAACTTACCATCAGTTTTAGGCGCAAGTGCAAGATACTCCCTATTAATACTTAATGTAGCATCTTTTGTACACGCAAGCGGGTAAACATTACCACTTTTTGTGAGTGTTACAACTAAACCTTCTGCTTTAACTACGTCTGCCATAATTATTTATATAAGAAATCTTTTGCGTAAGTAGGATAAGTAGTTGCAGTATCAGTATCTCTTGATGTGTCCCATACCTCAATCAGCGTTCCACTCCAAGTATTATTTGCAAAATCCATCTCTTTCAGATTAGCAAGATAATAAATTTTGTTAGGATCATCGTCAGTAAAAATAAATGTATTAAGTAGTCCTATCGGCACATTACCATTTGCAACACCATAAAAGTTTGCATCTATTTTTGTACGATTAAATTTATTAAAGTTATACCTAGCCGTTAGATTTTGTCTCAAAAAGCTAAATGACTCTGAATTATATCTTAATCGGTACCAGTCTGGTTCTGTTGGCAATGATGCGCTTGTACCAGGTGTTCCAGGGGAATATATAATAGATCCCATTACATTAGTATTACCTATAGCTGGTGCTGGTAATCCAGTATCTATCATATATATTTGTTCAATATCATTTTGTCTAATATCTTCTGACTTAGTATATGTTTCTTTAAATCCAGCAACATTTGATGTTGTAACATTAGCTAATGCTGCTTGGTATCTGAACTGTACTTGAGAATATAAATTAGTATTACCAAAAACAATAAATAAATATCCTGGTGCTGGTAATGGCTTAGATAATACTGATTTTTCTAAATACCTACCATTAGAAATTGTTGACCCGGTATCTAATTTTAAAGTTAATATTTCATATGATAATAAAGGGAATATATTTATATTACTATGAAATGTCCAATCACCATTATCGTCTAAAAAATAAAATGAAGATGCTGAAGTTTTTAAATATACTTGAGCAACTGGAATTTTCTTTACATCTGTTATTGATGTATATGGACTCCATAAAAATGACAAATCTAATACATCATTTTTGTTCATATAAATCGGAGTACTTCTCCACCATCCCGTACCTCTTATATAGGAATCAAATATATAACCATTTGTATCTAATTCATCATATCTATATCCAGTAGATGTTGTTGGTGTTGACAATTGTCCAGTATTGCATTCCCAATCTAAAACAGTATATGTTTTTAAACTAGATGTTGAACTTACTAAGGTTCCTCTTTTAAAATTCTGATTTGGTATAAATTCAGTAGGGTAATTGTAATAAAAATCATTTTCATTCATCTTAACATTCCTATTAACCATTCTAAGCATTTTAGGCTCAATTGGTTTTACTGCTTGATTGGCTCCTATATTTACATCATATCTTAATGTTGTATAAGACCATTGATTAGGAAATGCAATTGAATTATATCTATATCTTCTAAGATTTGTACTTGTAGGACAATATATATCTTCAATTCTAAATGTATAAAGTCCATTATTATATTGAAATACCGTTTGATTAAAAGCCGTATTTACTTTTTCTAAAACTGTATATTTATCATCATATTCACCATCACCAATACTAAAAGTCCTAGCATCTAAATAAAGTTGTGCTAATGGACTTAATAATGAAGTATCGTCTATTGTGTCATTAAATAAACTATTTATAAAATATAATCTTCTAGAATCAAATGCAGAAGTATTATACAATGAATTGTATATATATGAAAATATTGTGTTTATCCCTCTAACTTCATTTCCAGTTGTATCAGTATAATATTGATTTTTTAAATAACCAAAACCATCTGATGCTTTTAATTGTATTATTTTATTTTGATTGGTCCATTCTTGTTGTAAATCATCTTGAGAAAGCCAGCCTTCCCAAAATGGCGTAATCATATTATAATAATAAAAATATATTTTACAATATGTATCTGAATTACCTATAAAATCATCTATGTTTAAAGAAGAACTTGCTACTATGTTTATATCCGCTTGTTGCCCTCTTACTGGCTTAAAAATATCATCATCAGTATTAAATTCTCTAAGTACAAAAGGGCTTTCTGCTGCATTTATAGTTATAACGCTTCCGCTATAACCTTCGATATGGAATTCAACCTTACAGTCAACATTTTCAGTTGTCTTAAAAGGCATATTATATTTTAAAGCTAAAGCCATTATCCTACTCTATTAATTTGTGCGTTTGTTCTATTTATAGACCCAACTAAATCACTTCCTCTAAGTACTAAACTTACACCGCCACTTAAAGCCATTGTTGCTGGATTTACAGATCCAATATTTGGAGTTCCAATATTTGTTCCAGATAAACTCCCTAAATTACCAGATATTAAATTTCCCAAAAATGACCCAGTTCCTCCTGGCGTAAACCCGGTTAATATAGATGATAAACTATTTATAATTTGAGTAGCTGCTAATTGAGCTACCATTTTTTTAATATTACTTACTACTACTTTTCTAAATTCTTCAAATGTAAATTTGCCATCTTCTAAAAATTTCTCAAATATATCTGTCAATGGTTGAAAAAATATATTTTCAAGATTATTTCTTATTGATTCAAACTGTTTTTTTAATTTATTTTGCTTTGTTTCAAAATCTTTTAATTCTTTATTATCGTACTTCTGATTAATTTTTAATATATCTGCTCTATAACCCTCTTCTATTAATTTCAAATCAGTTACGCCAGCTTTTTTAACAGCAGCAATATCTTCATTAAATTTTAATGCTCTTTTAAATAGTTCAGCATCTCTATCTGATAAAGTTGATAAATAAGCATCTAATTCAGCTTTATTTGCAGCTTTTAATATTTTAGCTCTTTCTTTAAAATCTTCTTCATCGTATTTTTTGTTAATCTCTGCTATTCTTATTCTATATGCTTCTCTAGCAGACTCACTATCTTTAAAACCAGCTTTATCTAAATTTAAAAGATCTTCATTTAATTTTTGTCCAGCTTTATATATTTCTTCATTTCTCTTATCTAATGTTATTAAATAAGAATCTAATTCTGTCTGATTTGCAGCATCTCTTCTTTTTTGAATTTCTTTTAATAATGCTTCAAAATTCTTTAAATTTTCTTGCTCTAATTTTAATCTTTTCTTTTGAGCAGCGGTATCTGCTTTACCTGGTTTAGGTTGATAAAATTCTAATGCAGCTGCCGTTACTTCTTTAAATCTCTCTTGTAACTTAGTTAGATTTGGAAATAAATCATTGGTAATAACTCCATCTTGATTTGAAATTGCAGCAGTTAATTGATTAAATTCTTCAATTAACTTTTTCTCTGCATTAGTAAAATCTCTTGTAATTTTTATATCACCAACCCGTACTGGCGCAAAAAGTGTACCTCTTGATTTAGCTATTTCTTTTTGCTGTTCATTGTATATTCTAGCGTTTTCTGCTAAATTTGGATATGTTGAATTTAGATTATCGAGATTTTTTTGTAAGTCTAATAAAACATCTAATTGATCATAATAATTTTTAGTTGTTTTACCAATTTCTTGTTCATACTCTTTTGCTACTGAATTTGCAATTAATGCTTGTGTATAATTATCTACTGCAACTTTTAATCCTTCTAATGCACCTTTTTCTAAACTAAAGTTTTTAAATCTTTCTTTATCTAGTTCTTTTAATTCTTCAAGAGCATTTTTTCTAATTCTATCGGAATTAGCCGCATCTAAAACTATATCGCTTAAGGTCTGTAGCTTTAAGGCAGTTGCAGCATAATTACTTGCAGCATCATTTTGTATTTCATTAGTGCTTTTAGCTTCTTCAGCAAATTCTTTTTGTGCTTTTTGCGCATCATTTAGAGCTTTTGTCCAATTAAAGGTTTTTCCAAATAATGCATCAATACCAGCACCTAAACTTCCATATTCTTTTATTAAAAATGTAACACCAGATGTTACAACACTAAAAGCTAAAAATAAACCAGATGACCCTAATAATGCCGAACCTATTTCTTTAAATGCATTTATTACACCACCAGATTTTGTTGTTAAATCACCAAATCCTTGTATTACTCCAGGTAAGTTATTTTGTATACCAATAAAACCAAATGGCAAATCTTGTGCTACTAAACTTAAACTTGTTAAAGCTGTTCTAGCACTTTTTGCTCCTTTTGCTAAATCATTACCAACATCTTCTAGTCCAAAGTTTTTTAATTTAGAAATTTCATCTTGAACAATTTGTATTTTCTTATTAAAGATTTCTAAATCTGCTTGAGATGTAGATAAAGCTCTTTGTTTGTCAAGGGTTTTTAAAAGTGATGTTAATTCATCAATACCCTTTTTTACTAGCTTAGGATCTAATCCTAATTCTATCATTAAGGCTTGATCTATCATTTTTGAAATCTTTTAAATATTTCTCTATACTCTTCCTCGTCTACCTTAGATGTATTTTCATCACCAGGGAGTTCCCATAATTGTTCTGGAGTTTTTGGTGCAGTTTTTGGATCTCCCATTAACCGCACCATAGTAAACATCAACAATCTAGTTTGCTTATAATGGTCAACTTTTTTATCTTCATAACCCTTGAGCATTAATGATAAATGTCTAGGACTTATATCATAAAACTCTCGTGGTCTAAGAGATAATTGACCAAATGCAAAAGATTCTATTTCTTCCCACGAATATTCTTTTTTTTTGCGTCATTTGTTGATTGTGTTTTAATAAAATCTGATTGAGACCAAACTGCCATTATAGATTTTAATTGATCTATAAATACAGAATCTTTTATTTTAGATTCTACTAAATCAACAAAAAATTCAAAAGAATATTTTTCTTCTATTTCTTTTACTAAGCAATTGTTCATATAACCACTATAGATTATATGAGCAATACCAATTTCAGTTATTATGTTATTTTGAAAAGATTTACCTTCTACAAATTTACCTTCAGACAAATATCTGAAAGAAGCCATCCCAAATTTTAATCCAATCTTTTCATTGTTTATAGTAATAGTAGTATAGTTCATAATTTATTTTTATGCTCCAACTGTTACATCAATTGTTCCAGTAGAAGCAATTGTTCCAGAGAAGTTAATAAACTCAGTTGTAGCTTGGTTAAAGGTCAAAGATGTGATATAACCAGCAAATTGATGGTAATATGCAGCACCAGTGCTTGAACCAGTTACGGTTGGGTTTTGAACTCTAACTGTAACAAGAGTTTTGTTAGCAAATGCTGAAAGCAATGAGTTGTAAGAAACTTGAGCAATTGTTGGAGCGGTTTCGCAAATTGCATCAAAATCCAAACTCATTTGTGGCTCACCTACCGCAGTAAGAACTCCACAGTTTGTTTGATCGGTGGTTGAATCTACCGTAGAATTTACGCTAGATGTACGCAAACATACGAGGTTTTTATATGACGAACCACCAGCTACGTCAATCTCGATGTTTTGTAATGAACCTTGTACTTGTGCCATTGTTGTTTTATTTTTGGTTTACTAAATTGTTTATTGTTATAATTTTACGAGCAACATAATTGTCTCCGTCTTGCAAAGGTAAATATAAAGAATTTATTCTAGACATTGGGTAAATTATAAAATCAGTATCACTAAATCCATTTATTTGAGTATGTGGAATTAATATATTTAAAATTTGCCCAGCTATATTGTCAACTACAGATAAATCATTAATTCTGTATTGCTCACTAAATATATCAATATTTACCGTAACATTATTTTGAAATGAATTATTGGTGTTATTAGCTACTTCATTTATATCAGCAATAACTACATAATTTTGAGGAGTAGTTCTAAATGGAGTTTGGCCATAAACTGGTACATCTTTCCCATTATAAGTAATATTCCCATTTAAGGCATTGACATATATTGTCCTAACACTATTTGAAGAATCTTTCATTTTAATACTTCCTTAATTCGTCTATAAATAGTTGGTAGCGTTTCCATCACTGTAGGATAAAAAAATGGCTGCCTATCGGTCTTTCCTTTACCATTTTTATAATATTTACTAGCTAATTTTTTCCAATATTCCTCTAGACCTTGTACATAACTTTTAGCATATTTTCCAGTACCAAATTCTACATAAGCTGCATATCTAGTATTTGCTCTTAATATATATGTTAATGGCTTTTCTTTTACAGCTTTTATGCTAGCTCTTAAATATCCTTTATCAGCTGGAGCTTTCTGTTTAGCTATCCTTTCCATATCTGTCATGCCAGCTTCAAATTCAGCGTCAGCTTGTTCAATCTTATTACCTATCCTCTTTTCTAAGTTTTTTATATACTTATTAAAAAGAATTGGGTTTAGATGTAATTTCCCGTCAGCCATTATATCACAATCTTTTTATATTGATGATAATTTAAGCCGTCCCAGTTAGGGTATTGACTAAGTAAAGTAGATGGATCAGCGTTCATCTTCTTGCCTCTATTCTCATATTGCCATGCAGTTAAAGCCATAATATCATTTGCAATGTCCTCTGGAACTGAGCTATAACCACTCTGGTATTGCACCTCGTAGTTGCCTTGGGTATAAAGCCACAATTTGCCAGCAATTACCTCATAATCTTCGTTCTTAGTTAATGATTCCCAGCTATTTATGCCAGTTTTTATTTTAACACTGTCAATGCAAATAACTGGTCCATATGGCAAATCTACCATCCAAACGCTAGGCTCATAGCCAGTTGTCTGAATATAGCTTTTAAGCAACTTATTTACAAATGCTACCCCAGTTAGTTTCTCAATATGTATTCTTGAAGCATTGATCAGTGATTGTATTAAAGTATCATCTGATGTATAATCAATTCGCATCCAATTCTTTGCGTCAGTTAAGCTCACTGGTTCAACGACCCCATCAGCTAAGATCGCCGTTCCGTTTATATATATCGCCATAC